CACATTGGTTAGGCATACGTCGCACCACTGGAGTCTTGTAAAGGGGGATGCTCGTGTAGACTACTGGCCCTACATAGGAAAATGGAAACACACAGTATCTACTATGCACGAAGGGGATACAGATACCTTTACAAGTTGGTTGGAGACACAAGGTTATGGCTAACATACTTTTAGAAAACCCAGCAGCAGTACTGATTCATATACCTAAGACAGGAGTTCAAAGTATCCATAAACTCTGGGGGGCTAGGAAGGCCGAGGTACAGAAAGGATTCATACCGCCCGAATGGGATGACCTATTTAAGTTTGCTTTTGTCCGTCATCCATTTGATAGATTGGTTTCGACATTCTATATGTTCAACAATGGAGTACAGGAAATAGGTGAAGATGGTATAGTTATCCAAGAACGTGTACCTATTTTTCGTGACCCCTTGACATTTGAGCAGTTCTGTGATAAAGTATTATATGAGAACGACATAGAGAGGGAGAGGTGGTCAGTTACTACTTACACTTTGCCTCAGACAAATACCTTCAACTGCTTAGAGAACGCCGACTTCGTGGGTAGGTTTGAAAGGTTTGAGGCAGACTTCAATAAACTATCTAGGCATTTCAAAAAAGAACTACCGACATTACCAAGGGTCAATGTGTCTAAAAGGGATAAAGGTTGGGAGGAGCTTATGGCTGAGTTGCCCTCTGATGTATATGATAAGATGTATGAATATTATAGAGAGGACTTTAAGGAGTTAAAGTATGAAAATGTTAGTAGCAGCGAGTGGGCCTAGCCTAAAAATCGAGGACTTAGAGTATGCTAAGGACAAAGTAAGCCTAAGCATTGCAGTAAACGATGCCCATCTACTTATGCCTTGGGCTAACATAATCTATAGCAGTGCCGATGATTGGTGGGAAAGATTCTATAGTGACATCCTTAACGGCAACCTACACTTTGAACACTGCCCTCTCCTATTGGACAAGGACTCAGCTAACATAGAGATAGGGGACAACAGTGGCTTCGCAGCTATAAGACTAGCGGAAAGATTAGGAGCCACTCAAATATACTTACTAGGATTTGACATGGGCTTCAAGAAAGGAGGCCCAAGACATTTCTTCGGAGACCATAAAGGCAAATTAGATCGTGACAGCCCCTATGAAAAAATGAAGCAGACTATGGCAACTACTGTATGGGAGGCTGAGATAATTAATTGTACAGATGGGGGTTACTTAGAATGTTTCCCTCGCAAACACATATCGAGGGCACTATGACTCTTTTGGAGGAAGTAATAAGCAGAATCGCTGACCACGGTAAGAAAGTAAATAAACTAATAAGTCGTGCTTACTGTAGTTCTTTACCTACTCACTGGCGAGATCTAAAAATAATAATAATAACAGAGGCAGAAGCGAATGAGAACAACATGCAAAGTGAACGGGTGCACTCAAAAGCTGACCCCTTCAAGACATCCGGGGGCTCGTAGTGTATACTGCAAACAGTGTGATCGTGACAGTGCCAGAGGACGTATGCGCCAACTTAGGGTTACTAGGCTTTCTGAGCGAGTGGGGGGCATGTACTACAAGCCTAAATATGGCTACGTCTATATTATCTATAACCCTAGCTTTAAAGGATGGGTCAAGGTGGGGTGCGCTCTTGACGCAAATGACAGATTGGCTGCCTTTCAAACTGCCTCACCCCATAGAAATTTTAAACTCAGATGGGCAATGGATACTGATAATAAACTTAGTGCCGAAGAAGAAGCCCACGCAGAGTTGGCTAAGCATGCTAAGCGAAAAGGTGAATGGTTTAAAATCCAGCCTCATAAGGCTAGGAAGATACTTGAGAGGTTAAAATGTTGGAATTAAAAACTTTAGTGCCAGATATATATGCGTTATTGGACAAACTAAATAACGGCGAGACTGTAGAAGGCGACATAGGCCCACACATAGATAAATGTGTCGAGGATATACGTGAAGCCATTATGCACTGGGCAACCCCTCAAATAAGAAGTCGTCATGATGGGCTGCGTATGTCCAATATAGGTAAGCCTAATCGTCGGCTCTACTATGACCTCAATGACGACAACGAGGAGGGCATATCTAATGAGCACCCTAGCCTACAGATAAAATTCCTGTATGGGCATATCCTTGAGCAGATACTGCTTATGTTAGCCAAGGCAGCAGGGCATGCTGTTACCTGTGAGCAACAGGAGGTCAATGTAGAGGGCATTAAAGGCCACATGGATAGTGTAATAGACGGTGAGGTTGTGGATGTTAAGACTGCCTCAAGTTTTTCCTTTAAGAAGTTCGCTACCGGTCAACTAGCAGAAGACGATGCCTTCGGGTATCTTCCACAACTAGCAGGCTATGAAGAGGCTAAGGGTACAAGAGGAGGCGGGTTCTTTGTTATAGATAAAGTAACAGGAGAGATATGTTTATACATCCCCGAGGATCTTGACAAGCCCAACATAGTCTCAAGAATAGCTGAGGCTAAAGGTATTAAGGAACTTGACACACCGCCTGAACTTTGTTATCCTGATATACCTAATGGCAAAGCAGGCAATATGACGATCAATCGCCTATGTGGCTTCTGCCCTCACAAAGAATTATGTAGGGCCGATGCAAATGATGGTGCTGGGCTACGTAAGTTTCAGTACTCAGGAAAGATTGAATATTTTACAGAGGTTATCAAGGCCCCTAGGGTCGAGGAGATACTGTGAATCACGATGAAATCAGAATGGTAGTTACTTTAGTGTTTGTGTTTTTGATAGGGGCCTTATGCTACATTGTAGGGGTAGACCCATGCGTGGCATAAAGGCTAAAAAGTTAAGGCGCAAAAGTAAGCTCATGACAATAGCGTGGCTATGGAGCCTTGTCCCTGACACTGAAGACCCCACCAAAATTACACTAGATAACTTTGAATCGTTGCTACCAGACGAGACTATGTTCTTTGCTAACAATAGTTTAAGGATAAATGCTTTCATGCCTCGGTGGTTCTACAAAAGATTAAAGAAGAACCCCAACGCTACTGTTGAGGAGATGCTGAATGGCATGGCGTAAACCAAGAAAGAAACGTCCAGCAGAGAAAGGTGTGCCTGCTGGTTACGATAGCAAATTTGAAGCACACCTAGACAAGGAGATTCTAAATGACAATTGGATTCATGTGCCTACTCCTGACCCAGATCCTATTCCTTATGTGGTTGAACACACTTACCACACCGACTTTGTCCTTTATAATAAAGAAGAAGACAAGCATATTTATCTTGAGGCTAAAGGAAGGTTTTGGGACTATCAAGAGTACAATAAATATATTTGGGTTAAAGAAGCGTTGGCAGCAAATGAAGAACTCATATTTCTCTTTGCAGATCCACATGCGCCGATGCCTGCTACAAAGCGTCGTAAAGACGGAACAAAGTTTTCACACGCTGAATGGGCTACTAAGAACGGCTTTAGGTGGTTTAGTGAAGGATCGCTCCCCGAAGAATGGAGAAAAGAATGATAACTAAAGGACATGATGGTAAGCGTTTTACAATGGAAGAATGGAATGACTTGGCACAAGAGGTAGAGAATTACTTTCAGCAATCAAAGAGACCAAGCATACAGGAGCAACTGGAGTTAGCCCTAGAAGACGACATATCAGATTCCTACCCAGACGATAACCCCAAAACAGCCTTTGGCCTATCTAAACTCCCTCTGCATCTTGTTCCTTCAAGCACAATGGCAGCCCTAGGCCGAGCCTTTGCAGACGGAGCAGCCAAGTATGGCCCCTTCAACTGGAGAGAAAAGAAGATTAGCTCAACAGTCTACTACGGGGCCTTCATGAGGCATGTAACTGCTTGGTATGATGGAGAAGACTATGCTGAGGACTCAGGTGTTCACCACTTAGATCATGCTATAGCCTGTATTGCTATGATAATTGATGGAGAATCTGTAGGGAAACTTAATGATGACAGGCCCCCTAAGGGTGCTATGCCTAAACTGATTAAGGAGTACAGCAATGAACACCCCACTAACGTTGTTCTTAGCTAATTTTATTTTCATATTCCTCAAGGCTTGGCAACAACGCAATGTAGCTCATGTCCATTATCTGCCTGTACTGCCTACATCACTTCTTATGGCTATAGCAGAAGTGTATGTCATTGGAGCAGTAGCTGTTGCAGCAGTGAGTGGTAACATGCCTTGGGAATATATTATTGCTCTTGCTCTAGGGGGCGGAGTAGGCTGTATGGCTTCTATGTGGGCTCATACAAAAGTGTTTAAAAATGGAGAGGAACTAGAGGATGGAATTCACTAATGCTCTACTATTATTACAAAGGGCTCTATACGCAAACGACTTAACCCCTAAGCATGTAACCATCGGCATTAGCCAACAGGTTTATGATGTACTTATTGATCCTGATGGCGAAGATAAGCATGAGGTTGGTGATGTGCTTAATATGGGGGGACTAAGATTTAAAGTAACTATTGATAAGGACATGCCATGAAGGCTAAAAAGAACTCTAAAGAGGCTGTACTTGTAGGATTCAAACTCGTCTTAGTAGATGGCCTACTCATGACAGAAATTATAGACACCCCCAATAAGAGGGTAGCCGACATCTTTAAACCTGAGGATTGGTTGTTTGTTAATGCAGCCATGAACACTGTACGACGCACAATAAAAAGCATCCATGCCGATATCAAAACCGAGATGGATGCTGTTAATCGCTACCTGTAATCTAAGTCAGTAAGTCCAAATAGCCGGGGAGGTCATAGTCTCCTCAGCTCTATCAAGATGTATGAACCTAGCGGAGCCTTTCTGATTAATACCAATCCTTGTGCAACCCTGCTTCTGAGCCACCTCAATCACCCTTAAGGCCTTCCTACCGCGCACACTGATATCAACTGCCTTACCTGTACTATGAGCCCCTGCGGTGTCCTTACGGGCCTCTAAGGGGTGCTCAGGACACCTATAGCCCGATGTAATATAGAAGGCAAAGCCACACTCATACCGTACAGAGTCTAGCCACTCCATGAACTCAGAACTCCATATTATGCTGCCACAATGCTGACACTCCATCTCTTCTCTTTTAAAGTATTTGCTCTGGGGCATCCAATTTCCTATGTAATGAGAGGCTAAGAGCACCCCTAGTACGCTGAGGCACTGCTGTAGGGGATACAACTTTGTGCTTGGAGCCGTGTAGTGGGGCATCCACTAAGGGCGCAGCTACTTCACCACCTTCTTGG